AAAAAAATATGGAACGAAATATTAATGGTACATAGTAAAAAAGAAGTTTTGAAGATATTAGAGAAGAATAAGATTAGTAATTTTACTACACCTGAAGACCAAATAATGATGAAATTAAAAACAGCGAAAGTTGAAACATTAGAATCTCAAAAAAAAGAATTAGAAGATAGTTTGGTTCAATCCAGACACCAAGAATATATTAGAATAGAAATGGATAAGATTAGAAAAGAAGGAAAAATGAAAGAGGAGTGTACAACTGATACACATAAGATTATTAATGAAGCGGAGAGGAGGGTAAAAGAACGTGGCAATAACAGTTGAAGTAAGACACGGTAATGTAGAGAAAGCTATGAGAGTGCTTAAGAAGAAAGTACTTAAAGCAGGTATACTAAAAGACTATAGATTAAAGCAGTACTATAGAAAACCATCAGAAATTAAAAGAGAAAAGAAAAAAGAAGGTATCAAGAACTGGAAAAAGAAGTTGAAATTGATACAGAATAGATTATAAAATTACACGCCTGTGCTTGAATAAATATATTATACCAGGCAGTTCATAAGTCCTGGGGCGTGGAAGGGTGCCAACACCTGCAGATTTAATATCTGAAAGTTGGTAGTAGTTTGAGGTCTACTATAACAAAACCTCAATGAATTACGAGTTTTGTGGGAGTTTGGGGAGACTCTAAAACCCATAGAAGGTCCAAAGGTTTCAATACCAATAGCGGACACTACGATAGATATTTTGGTGGATTCATACTATTAAAAATAAATCCATCGGCGCTACTTGTATATTGTAGGAAACTACATATATAAGTAGTAGTGAGTTGCCATTAAGGGACTCATAAACGATAACTTTGCTTAATAAAAGGAGGTTTTTATGACCAATAAAGCATTATCTATTTTTAACAGGTTAAGACCAGTATCGGTTGGATTCGATTCAATCTTTGACCATTTCGGTTCAATGTTTGATGACGATTTCATCAACGATATACAACCTAGTTACCCACCATACAATATAGTTAAGTCAGGTAAGAATACTTACGATATTGAAGTTGCATTAGCTGGATTCAACAAGAAAGACATTACTGTCAATGTTGAAAACGGTATGCTAACTATTGAAACCAAGAAGGAAGATGAATCTTCTGACAAGGATGAAGATGGTGAAGTATTACATAAAGGTATCTCTAAAAGATACTTTAAAAGGTCTTTCACAATCGCTAATGATGTAAAAGTCAAAGGTGCTGAACTGAAAGATGGACTGTTAAAAGTTTCTATGGAGAAGATTATTCCAGAAGAAAAGAAACTAAAAACAATAGACGTTAAATAATAACGTAATATAGATAGTGGCGGGTAAAACCGCCGCTATTTTTTTTGGGCCTAACCAACATTGACTTATAAATACTATTGTTATATAATAAACTAAATGAGGAAATTATGAATAAAATATTAGTGATTTTAATGAGTTTGATTCTCTTAAGCGCTTGTTCAAGCATAAAAAATCCAAGTATAGCATTCGGTAAAAAGTGCGTAGCAAAAGGTGACCAGGTTCACTATTCTTACGTATGGATATTTGATGGCAATGCTGGGTTACAAGCAGATGAGATTACTTGCGAATTAATTGATAAGAAGGAAAAGAAATGAAACTTAAAGATATAAAAAATAAGATATCAGGAACAGCAGTAGCAGCAGTTATCGCTATAGTTGCGTTATTGATTATTACTGTAGACTTAAAAAATAAAAAAGATAAAGCACTAGCTTTATTAGCAAACGCTGAGGTAGGTATTTCTACTGTAGAAGCAGAATACTTGGATAGTATTGCATTATTGGAAGGTACAGTACAAGCATATGAACTTGAATTAGGTTCAATTAAAGTTGTATTAACAGAACAAAATAGTGAATTAGCGACAATAGAGTCGGAGTTAAATACAGCAGAAGCAGTAGCAACTCAATTAGCAGACCAATTGGTTACAGCAAATGCTACTATTATAGACTTAACAGAAAATCCTAACTGTCCTGTTCAGTAACCAACATTGACTTTATGTGAGGTTGGTGATATATTACAGTATGATTAAATTATGAAGGAGTTGATATGAATCTATCAAACAGTACAGTTGCAATTTTAAAAAATTTTTCTGAAATTAATAAGAACATTTTAGTTAAACCAGGAAAGCAACTACAAACTATTTCTACTTTAAAGAATATTCTTGCTGAAGCAGACATAGATAATAAATTTGAGCAAGAATTTGCGATATATGATTTACCAGAATTTTTAAGAGCAGTTGAATTATTTTCTAAATCAGATATCAAATTTAATGGTACTAACAAATTGGTTATATCAGACGCCAATTCAAGACAATCTGTTAAGTATTTCTTTGCAGATAAATCAGTAATTGTAGCACCAACTAAATCAATTAATATGCCTGATAAGTATGTAACTTTTACATTAAAGGGTAAATGTTTTAATGACTTATTGAAAGGTATAGTTACATTGAACTTACCAGACATTGCAGTAAAAGGTGATGGTAAAAACATTACAATGATTGCAACTGATAAAAAGAATAAATCATCTAACGATTATTCTGCTGTAGTAGGTACAACTGATAAAACTTTTGTAGCATATTTCAAAGCAGAAAATTTAAAAATCATACCAGATGATTATGATATTGCAATTTCTAAACAAAGAATAAGTCATTTTGTTAATAGAAATAAACCAGTACAATATTGGATAGCATTAGAACCAGATAGTGAGTTTTAATTATGTCAGTAAAAGACTGGACGTGTACTTTTATTTGTAAACATACAGCAAGAGGTTCACATAGGTGGGCATTTTGGCTGGAAGGTATTATAATAGGAGTATTGATAGGGTTGATTATATGAAAGTGAATATATTATGGCAGAAAATTTATGGGTTGAGAAGTACAGACCAAGAAAAATTGAAGATTGTATTTTAACCAATGAACTAAAAGAAACTTTTAAACAGTTTATAAATCAAAAAGAACTCCCAAACCTATTACTATCAGGTACAGCAGGTACAGGTAAGACTACTGTAGCACGTGCTTTATGTGAAGAGTTAAGTGTTGATTACATTATCATTAATGGATCAGACGAAGGTAGACAGATAGATACGTTAAGAAATAAGATTAAAAACTTTGCGTCAACTGTATCTTTAACTGAAACAGCAAGTCATAAAGTTGTTATACTTGATGAGGCGGACTATATGAATCCAGAGTCCGTTCAACCTGCATTAAGAAATTTCATAGAAACATTTTATAAGAATTGTAGATTTATCTTTACTTGTAATTATAAGAATAAGATATTAAAAGCATTGCATAGTAGATGTACTGTTATTGATTTTGCGATTGCTAATGGTAATAAAGTTAAGCTAGCGACACAACTTATGAATAGGTTATGTAATATCTTAACAGAAGAAGTGATAGAGTTTGATAAAAAAGTCCTTGCAGAATTAATACAAAAATACTTTCCAGATTTCAGAAGAACTATTAATGAACTTCAACGATATTCAGTAAGAGGTAAAATTGATAGTGGTATATTATTCAGTTTAACTGAAGCAGATACTAAACAACTTATAGCGATTTTAAAAGAAAAAAGATTTAATGATATGAGAAAGTGGGTTATTAATAACCTAGATAAAGAACCATCATCATTATTTTCAAACGTATATGAAATACTATACAAACATTTACAACCACAATCTATACCACAGGCAGTTTTAGTTATTGCTGGGTATCAATACAAGGCAGCTTTTGTAGCAGACCAAGAGATTAATATGGTTGCTTGTTTAACAGAAGTAATGGCAAACTGTAAGTTTAAATAATGAAAGCAAATAATAGAAAAGAATACTATAAACAATACCATTTAAAAAATAAAGAACGTAAAAAAGAATACGATAAAAGATGGTATTTAAAAAATAAAGAACGTAAAAAAGAATACTATAAAAGATACCGTTTAAAATATAGAGAATGGTATAAAAAATATTCAAGAGAATACCGTTTAAAAAATAAAGAAAAAATAAAAAAACATAAAAAAGAATACGATAGTAGACCCGAAGTAAAAAAACATAAAAAAGAATACCAATTAAAAAATAAAGACCGAATAAGTGAATGGAGAAGAGGATGGGACAAGAATAAACGCCTAATGGATCCCAATTATAGAATAGTTGATTCTTTACGAAGCAGATTGTATAAACTTTTAAAAGGTAAAGATAAGTCAGCTTCAACTATGGAATTACTTGGTTGTACAATTGATGAATTATGGACTCATTTAGAATCTAAATTTGAACCTTGGATGACAAAAGAGAATTATGGTAGAGGAGGTTGGGATGTAGACCATATTGAAGCGTGTTCTAAATTTAATTTAACCGATCCAGAACAGCAACGCATATGTTTTCATTGGAGTAATTTACAACCTATGGAGCATATTGCTAATGTAAAAAAAGGGGCAAGATGAAATGATGGATAGAAAAGCAGTACTCGGTCAAATAGGTGAAAAGATAGTAAGTAATTACTATTCTAGGGCAGGTAAAGTAGTAGAACACTCTATTGATCCTTTTGATAGTCATAAAGATTTATTAGTAGAAGGTGAACGAGTTGAAGTTAAAACACAAACTCGCTATTATACTAAAGATTGTTTTACTCTTAAAACGAATCAACTTAAAAAATGTATGGATGGGTTTTATATTGTAGAGTGTCCTACATCAGCAAGTAATGTATCTTCACTATATAAAGTAGACAAAGGTTTTAGATATACCACAGGTCAGATGAATAATGGAGATATTAGATACGAAATAAAAAGATTGCAACCAGCTATCACAAAATTAACAGACATTGAAGGTAAAGAGAAAATGTTATTGAGAAGATACAGCACAAATTATGTACGAACTAAAAGATTATCTTAAAGCTATTAATGAATCAAAAGAGAATTTATTAGACACACCAGACCCGACTTGGGCAAAGAAGTATCCACCATTTGTAATTAACCGTTGTCTATCTATGTTCTATGATACCATAATGCATAGTAATGAAATGAACGGACTACACTTCCTACCAAAACGTATGCAATTTCACTATTTCATAAATAGTATAAGAAAGAAAAGGCGATTTGGAGGTAAATGGTTATCGCAAACCAAGTTAAAGGATTTAGCGTTAGTTAAAGAGTATTATGGATATAGTAATTCAAAAGCAAAAGAAGCTCTTAACATACTTTCAGAAAACCATATTGAGAATATTAAAATAGAACTTATAAAAGGTGGGAGAAAGCTTAAATGAGCGAAGAAATTATTAGTTGGTCACAAGGAGATATGTTAGAGGTGACTATTAAACAACCAGACGATTTCCTTAAAGTACGAGAAACATTAAC